CTGCCACGACGGTAGGTGTCGCCGTGCCGATGGTGACCGCGGCTGCGGCCGGGGCGATCGTGACCGGGGTGGCTACCGCCGGGGTGGCGCCGGCGATGCTGACGGCAGCGGCGGCGGGCTGGACGAGGACGTTGGTGACGACGGTCGGCGTCGCGGTCCCGACCGTGATGGCCGCGGCGGCGGGCTGGACGACGACGTTGGCCCCTGCGACGACGGTCGGCGTCGCCGTCCCGATGGTGATGGCGGCTGCGGCGGGCTCCGCGAGCTGGGTCACGACCTCGCGGACGGTGATGAGCCCGGCGATCCGGTCCTGTGACGAGACGGTGCAGTCCCACGTCTGCGCCGACGCGGCGGTGATCTGCACCTTCTTGGCCGTGGCGATCCGCACGCCGGAGGTCGTCGTGCCGATGGTCGCCGTGTCGATGGAGCCGTTTGTCCCGGCCGCGCCGACCCAGTTGCCATTCGTCCCGTCGCTGTCGCCGGTGACGGCGGCGACGTTCTCCGAGAAGTACCCCGCGATGGTGGCGTCGCCGACGTTGACGTTGACGGTGGTCCCGACCGAGGCATTGGCCGCGGTGGCCCCGGCGATGTCCACGCCGGCCAGGTAGGCGGGCGTGATCCCGTTCGAGGGAATGACCTCGTACCAGGTCCACGCCTTCGCCACGGGCGAGACGCCCGTCTTCCACGTCATCGTCCCCGCGTCGGTCGTGAGCAGCTGCGTCGAGATCGGCGCCGTGTAGATCGCCATCTCGATACCGGCCGAGGCGACACCGTTGTCGTACAGGCGATTGACGCGCAGCGTCCAGACGTTGCTCTTCGCGTCCGTCCATGTGTCCGGGGCGATCAGCGTCGAGCCATTCGCCCCCGCGTTGTCGAGGGCCATGCAGAGGACACCAAGCGAGTTGACGGCAAGCGTGCCGGAGCGACCACCCGGGACGAGAGTGGTCGCGCCGGTGTTATGGGTGCCGGTGCCTCGACTGGTGACCGTGAGCGCCATCGGGGGTTACGTGACGGTGACGTTGATGACTGCGGCCCCGGTGCCGCCGATCTGGAGCTTGTTGCCGTTCGTCGCGGTCACGTCGCCGTGCCCCGTGTCGAGCGCCGCGAAGCACAGGATGTACTTGGTGGCCCCGTCGTAATAGGTGACGGCTTGCTTCGCCACGAGGTTGGCCGTGCCGGCCGTCCACTCCGTCACGGCCGCCTGCGTGATCGCGACATCGTTGGTGGTGACGGTCGCGCTCGCGAGGTCGACGGCTGCGCCGCCGGTGGCGTACCCGGTGTTCGTCGTGCCGACCTCGTTGGTCACGACGTAGACGGTCGAGGCCGCCGTGATCTGGTTCCACACGGTGTAGAGGGCGGTCTTGAACGAGCCCGAGTCGATGGGGATCGACCCGTCGGCGATGAGCTTCGCGGTGCCATTGCATAGGGTCCACGGATCGGCGGCCATATCGTTCTCCTATCCCGTGCGGACGATTTCGACGACCCGACCGCCCCGGTCGCGCCGCACCGTTTGGATCACCGTGGAGCCGTCCGAGAACTCCTGGCGGATGCTGGTTGTGAGGCCACGGCCATCCCGCTCATAGGTCGAGCGCAGGACGATCGGAGCCGGTTCGCCCTCCGGCCCTCGCTCGCCCGGACTTCCCCGCAGTCCTTGCGGTCCGGCGACGCCCGGAGCGCCCTCCTGGCCGTCACGTCCCGGCAGTCCTGGCTCGCCCTGCGGTCCCTGCGGGCCGGGCGCACCCTGGGGGCCGCGGATTGTCTCGAGGACATCGATCAGGTCAGCCGGGACGGCACGGCGAGCCGGGGCCGCCAAGGCGGCGCGGAGAGCCTCGGACCGGGCAGTCATGCCGGCACCTCGAGGATCTTGACGACCCTGCCGTCCTCGTCGTACTCGAGGATCGTCTCGGTCTCGGCCGCCGGGGCGGGCTCGGGGAGGTTGACGTTCACGACAGGCGGGATGTCCGCTCGACGCTCGGCCGCATCCGCGTGCCGCTCCGCGGCATCGGCCCGGCGCTCGGAAGTTTCAATCATGCGGCCGGCCAGCGCGAAGAGCTCTCGCGCATCGTCATCGCGTGCCGGAGGAGCAGTGAGCTGGGGAACTGCCGGCGCGGTGGTCGACGGCTGCACTTGGACGGAGACCCAGTCGGGGTCCTCGACGAGCTGGGTGAGATCGCCGGACATGACGGCCGAGATCGCCGAGCCCCGCAGGAAGCCGCCGGACGAGGCGTGGACGATGGCTTCGACCTTCGTCCGCAGGATGTTGGCCGCGTCCTGCTGGTCCTCCTGGAGCGCCGAGACATCCCGGTCGTCGTACCAGAGCTGCGCCCCGCCGGGCTCGTCGATGATCTGGGCGAGCGATCCCGCGACGTTGCGCCAGAGGGGCCGCATGGTCTGGTCGGCGAAGCGCCGGCGAGCCTGCCCGTAGTTGCTGTAGGTGGCCGCGGCGAGGCCTTCGGACAGCCCGACGATGACTGGCGGCACACCGGCCGCGGCGGCGATCCTCGTTTCCCCGGCGCCCTGGGTGACCTTGAAGTCGATCTGCTTTAGGTCAGCTCCGACCGGCGTAACCTTCATCGAGGGCGTGGTGAAGAGCGTCTTGTACGAGTTGGCTGCGCCCTGGTGGCCGGCGTTGAACTTGTCCTTCAGCTCTTCAAACGATTGCTTGCCCTCGGAGAACTCGACGATCAGGTTGACCGTGGCGCCGTGCTCGAAGAAGCGCAGCTTATGGCTGGACGCGGCGGTGTCGGCCATGATCTCGCGGACCACGGGCGTGATCCACGACATGCCGCGGTGCGGTGTCAGGGGGTCGGGGATCGGCGCGAAGTGGGCGACCTCGTTGACGCCGAAGACCAGCATGTCGCCGGAGTACGGGCCGTTCGGGTGGTAGGCGTAGCCCAGCACCGTCGCCCGAGGATCGCTCGCCGACCCGTCAAGAACGATCGTCGTCCAGTCTGGCCGCAGGACGACGAGCCGATCTGCCAGCCGGAGCACGAAGGCGTCGCCCTCCAGGTCCGCGTACTGAAGCATCTTGCTGAGAAGATCGCCCGTGGTCCCACCCGGCCAGGGTCTTTCGAGCAGGGACAGCGAGGCATCGCCGAAGAGGTCGCCCGGCCGCCCCTTGCTGAACCGGCGGTACTGGAAGCGGGCCTCGGAGAAGAGCTTGACCCGGTTGTCCACGCAGGAGAAGACGACCGGATTGTTCCGGTACATGTAGTCCACGAAGCCCACGAAGTCGCCGGGCGGCTCCTCGCGGTTGCCCTGGAGCGTCTGGTTGAAGCCGAGCGGGTACATCCGGCCGCCGATGTTCGCCCACGGCATCGCGGGGTCCATGACGCGCGGGAACGGCGGGATGGTGACGACGGAACGGGCCCACGCATCCTGGTACGTCGGGTCGGTATGGGTGAGAAGCCGGAGTCGGTCGATCATCCCCATGCGAATAGGACCTCCGGTGTCGGCTCTTCGCGCAGGGCGCGGTCAGCGGCCAGGCCGAGGGCGATGGCGCCGTCGATCCGCCCGCGGGACTTGGACTTCTGGAGGGTGAAGCCGCGTTCATTGAAGCGCGGGACGGCGTTGAGGACGTGCTGGCGCAGGAGCGGGTCACCGTCGTGGTGGAGCTCGCCGCGCTTGATCAACTCGAGCAGCGATCCGAGGACCGGCGTCATGCGCTCGGGAGACTGGGGGATCTCGACGAGCGGCAGGCCCTCGTCGGCGAGCATCTTGGCCGGCACGTCAAAGAACCGGGGGTCGAAGCTGATCGCCTCGACCTGATACATCCGGGCGAGTTTGCGGATGTGTTCCATCACGTCCGTCACGTCGACCGGATCGTCGTCAGTGGGCACCCAGAACCGCGCAGAGGCATGCAGTTGGCCCCCCGCGTCCTTCTGGATCGCGACGACGGCCGTGGAGTCGCGCTTGATGCCCACATCGAGGCCCACCCATGTCGGGGCAGCGGGCTGGAAGTCAAACGGAGCCTTCAAAGCGTCCCAAAGGGAGCCCCCGGTAGCCCCCAGCCAGCTATTCACGCCTTCGACCCACTGGCCGAGCCGAAAGACCCGGAAGAAGTCGGCTGGCGTGATGCCCACGTCGACCTCGAGCGCCGACTCGCGCAGGAACCCAGCCCGAATGGCCGGGTTTGCGGCCTTCCATGCCTTGTGATCGTCGATCCGGCAGCCCTCAGGGGCCGCGT